TATATACTATTTCGTGAGGTTGGTAGCGATTTAGAACTTTTATTTGAGAAAGCTAGAATAGCAAAAAAAATGGGGTTGGTTGAGGAAGCTGAGACCTATAGATCTGCCGCAAGGAAAATTGCTCAATTTATGAACCAGTTTAAAATGTCTGTTTCTCATTCGTTTCCTGCAGATTTTGCTAAGACACAATCAGGAAAAGGTATTCAATCTTTAGCAACTAGATTTGTATCGCAACCTGATAAAAATCTTTACATACATCCAGGATACTTAAACTATAAACTTTCTCCTCATGAGCATAATGCAGCACTGAAATGGTTATCAGGACAGAATCCTGCAAAAACATCAGAGGCAGAAGCAATCCAGCAATTAGGTGGTTACATGAAATTTCCAACTGGAGAAGAAATTGGAATGCATCCTCTACAAAAATACGGAGATTATGATACAGCAATTGAAGAAGCAATTGAACTTATAAGAAAAAGTCAGTGGATGAAGGCCGGAAAGCCTCCTTACTTTAACGAAGGCGGAATAGTCAACGGCTACAGCAAGGGAGGAAAAGTCATGAAGCTCCTCGACGACGCCATAGGAATGATGTCAAGAAGAAAATTCCTCAAGGGCACGGGCGCGACGGCGCTTTCAGCGGCGTTGCCAAAATCGGCCCTTCAACTGGCGCCGGCGGCGATCAAGAAGGGGGCGTTGAATTTCGCTCCGCCATGGGTGAACGGAATGCTTTCATCATTGAAGAGTGTTAAAGATTTAGGTGCATTTGGTCAGCGTCGCTCTGTCATGGGAGGAGGAATGAGCATTGGCAATGATGCCAAAATTATTAATCTTGGAACAAAGAACATAAAAGTTTTTAAGGATCAGGATGCAAAGATAACCTACTTTAAGATTAAGACACGTGATGAGAAAGTGGCGGATGATATTGCTACATCAAAAGGAGAGAAGACCGAGGGCTACTGGGACGATGTTGAATTGAGAGAGGAACCGGGTCAAACTACCATCACTTGGAAGAACAAGGAATACGACGGAAACGACCAGCACATAGTCATTGACAAGGTAAACAAGCGAACAAGATTCGTTGATGACAACTGGCACCTGGAGGCCGGCGGAGAGGATGTGGCAAAGGACGACTGGATTGAATGGGCCATAACCCCAAACAAGAGTAAAACTGCAAAGTCACTTAAAAAAACAGTTGATGAAATAGACGACGCTATACTTGATGGACAGTCTGTTAATGACATGGACAATCACTACGCGGACATGTTCAGAAGCTATGTTGACTCTTTTTCCCCTTCCGGAAACATATTCGGGACGGCGGAAAAAATGGTTAAAAAAATTACAAAAAAAGATGCATTAAGAAAAGAAAAACTATATAATGACCAACAGGTAAGGGCGCTAAAGGAGAAAGAGATGATGGAATGGGAAGGACAGTTTCGCGGAGGAAAAGGAATACATTCATTTGATCGAGGAGGAATAAATTTTGCCGGAAGAAGGCAGGAAAATAATCCCCCAAGATCAACAAATGTACAAATTAAGCCTAAGCCTTTAGATAGAAGCAGAATAATGGATGCCATAAGAATTCAAGAAACAGGAGGAGAGGCAGATCCTAACCGCGCAATTTCTTACAACAAAAGGGGTGACCCCGTAGCTTACGGACCCTTTCAGATCAGACCTGGTACTGCCGCTGATGCAGGATTTGGTGTTTCAAAATGGCCTACTTTTTTACAAGAATTTAACGCCCAAGGACCGGATTTTTCTAATAAATCTCGTGCGTGGGCGAGAGAGTATTTAGATGCAATGTTTGAAAAATTCGGAGATGAAAAAAGGGCCATATCGGCTTACATGTGGGGACCTGGAAATGTTTCTAAAGTTGGAAACCCTCATAGTGATTTTTGGAATTTAGATTATTACAACAGTGTCATGGGTCATTACAACAGAGGCGGAATAGCGAGAAGACCGAACGCGGTTCCACCAACATCAGGACCGGACCCTTACGCGACCTTCATCAATGATTCAGTCGCGCAGATAAGGAGCAGTCCTTCGGAATTCATGGGCTCGCAGTTCATACAGAAGTTCAACAAGGGCGGATTCGTGAAGAAGAACGCGCCTAAGGTCCTTGGAAAGCTGACGAACTACAAGCCGAAGCTGACGATGTCAGACGTCCTCAAGAACGTTCAGAAGGCGAAGAAAGATAATATGATCGGATTGACAGAGACGCAAAGAAAGGCTGCCATACTGGGGGATGTAAAACCTGAAGCACCGGGAGCGATGTTCTGGGGTTCGCGTGAAAAGATCATAGGAGCGCCGACGGAGGCCATGACGGCGAGGCAGTGGCTTCAGTACTTGCAGCTTCCGAAGCACGGAATATTGAACCCTAAGGGGTATCCGATCATAAAGCACGCGGAGCTGAACGACACCTCGCTCGCGCCGTGGCTTTCAAGGATGGGGAACAAGACGATTTCAAAGAACGCGCTCGTCAAGCAGTTTGACGAAATGGCGCCTACGATGGACGTCACCGTCCTTGGCGAATCAACAGGTGGGCGTATTTTTGATGACATGTCAAGAAAATTAGCGCAGGTTGACACACAGGCGATACGTAATCCGGCGATAAAGGGATTTTATGACTACATTAAGGCCGTCCTTCCACAACTAAAACAAGTGCAGACCGGCAAGGCAGCCGATGAAATTGCCGCTCACATAGATGACATGGTGTTCCGAAACTTTGGCGTTGAGAATGCACTTGAAGCAGGAGTGCCGCAACGGTTCCCATTTGAGATTAAGGAACTTCTACAGTCTATATCAACAGGATTGGGAAAGAGGACGGCCGGGTTCAAGACATACAAGCGATCACCACAGCACCGTGGAACGCAGACGATGGATGGTGGCGACAACTACCGTGAATTCCTGTTCAAGTACAAGCCCGGAAGCTTGAGGCAGAAGGAGCCGAGTTACGAGTACGCACATAGTTTTAATTTAAGCAGCAAAGACAGAGCTGGCGGAATTGTCCACACAAGGACGTCCGACAGAGCAGACCAGTTCGGAAGAAGGCTTCTTCACATAGAGGAGATTCAGTCCGACATGCACCAGAAGATCAACATGGCTCAAAGACAATTAAAGAAAATGCACGTTGATTGGGCGAAGGAAGGAAAGACTCCTGAAGGCGAATACAAAAAGATGACTAAAGACCAGAGGGAAGAGTATGACAATCTTGTCAGGGACGGAAGGTACGCTCCGCGTGGAGATCTGCAGGAGGAGATATCAACGGCGAATGAACAGCACCTTCTTCTCGTGAAGGCGAAGATCGAGGATCTGTTGGCGCAGAAGCAGACTCCAGCAATTATAACTAGGCTTACCAGGCTTAATAAGGAGCGCATAAAGCTAAGATACATCATTGACGCGGAGGAGAAGAAAATGGCGGCAGGAAACCACAGCGGTGTTCCACTTGGGCCACTCAGCAAGACTGAGGACTACAATGAATTCATAATGAAATACATGCTCCGAGTCGCGCGTGAAGGCGGATATGACGGAATAACAATCAACACGCCGGCGATAAAGAATTTAGGCATGTCCTCCACGGGAAGGGACTACAAGGGCAACCTTGTCGCCTACGGACCGATGGCGCAGGGCGCCATGAAGAAGGCGGCGAAGAAAAGTGGTGCAAAGTTCATGAAAACTGTTATAGTGGACAGCGGCAATAGGGTATGGGAAGTTCCAATGATATTATTCAAGGAAAATAAGGCCGCGCAGGCGCTTATTGACAAGGGCCTTCCTATCTATAAAAAAGGGGGAATAGTTAAAAAATAATGCCACCAAAAAATCCAAACAACAACATAGAGAACGCTTTAGGCTCTCTGACTGACGCGTTGGAAATAGAGCCGACGGGCGAAGAGATACAACTGGAGCCTGATCAAAAGATGTCTGATCCTAATGTTGAAATAACTGAAACGGAAGGAGGAGGCGCGGATGTAAATTTTGATCCAAACGCGCCAATCGACACGGCTAACATTCCACATGACGCCAACCTGGCGGAGTACATTGATGAAACAGAATTACGTAGATTTGCAATAGATCTAGTAAGCGATTTCGAAACGGATAAGGAGTCAAGGAAGGATTGGGAAGACACCTATATCAAAGGCCTTGACATGCTCGGTTTCAAATATGAAAACCGAACCCAACCGTTCGAAGGAGCGTCCGGGGTCGTTCACCCCTTACTCGCTGAATCTGTAACGCAGTTTCAAGCCCAAGCGTATAAGGAACTTCTCCCCCCAAGCGGCCCCGTTCGTACTCAAGTTGTAGGGCTTTCCACTCCTGAAATTCAGGATCAGGCGAAGCGCGTGCAACAGTTCATGAACTATCAGATAGTTGATGTCATGAAGGAATACGATCCGGACATGGACCAACTCCTGTTTTATCTTCCACTGGCTGGATCAGCGTTCAAGAAAGTTTATTATGACAGCTTGCTGAAGCGTGCCGTCGCAAAATTCATTGCCGGTGAAGACTTGGTAATTAATTACATGGCGACGGATCTGCAGAATGCGGACCGCGTCACGCACATAATCAAGACGAGTTCAAACGACATAAGAAAACAGCAACTTCAAGAATTTTACCGTGACATTGAACTTAAAAGCGGAACGGTTGAAACAAGTGAAGTTGAGGAAAAAGTAAACACGCTCGAGGGCGTTCAAAGGGAATACACGGATAAGGATGACGAGCATACAATTCTGGAAATGCATGTCAATGCGGATGTTCCAGGATTCGAGGATGAAAGCGGAGTCAAGCTTCCTTACATCATTTCCATTGATGAATATTCAACTGAAGTTCTTTCCATCAGGAGAAACTGGAAAGAAGGCGATTCAAACTTTGCAAAGAAAGATTATTTTGTACACTACAAGTTCCTCCCAGGACTGGGCTTTTACGGGTTCGGTCTGATACACATGCTGGGTGGGTTGTCAAGGACTGCGACAAGTGTTTTGCGGCAATTAATTGATGCAGGCACTCTTGCCAATCTGCCGGCAGGTTTCAAGGCGCGAGGAATGCGCATACGCGATCATGACGAACCATTGCAACCAGGTGAGTTTAGGGATGTAGACGTAACAGGTACATCTATTAAAGAATCTTTATTACCGCTTCCTTACAAGGAACCTTCTCAAACTTTATTCGCATTATTGGGATTCGCGGTTGACGCTGGAAAATCATTCGCGGCGATCGCGGACATGAAGATGGGTGAGGGCAATGAACAGAATCCTGTAGGAACGACTCTGGCTCTTTTGGAAAGAGGAACTAAAGTCATGAGTGCGATTCATAAGAGATTGCATTACGCACAAAAAATTGAATTTAAGCTGTTGGCAAAAGTGTTTCAATTATATTTGCCACCGGAATATCCATATCAAGTTGTCGGTGGAAACCAAATGATCAAGCAACAAGATTTTGATGATCGCGTTGACATCATTCCTATTTCAGATCCGAACATATTCTCAATGGCGCAGCGTGTCACGTTGGCGCAACAGCAGTTGCAGTTAGCGACAGCTAATCCAGGACTTCATAACATGCGTGAAGCATACAGAAGAATGTATGACGCGATGGGTGTGGATAACGTGGAGGCAATTTTAAAACCTGATCCAGAGTTACCGGAACCTATGAGTCCGGCGACGGAGAACGCAGGTGCCATGAATGGTAAAGCCCCCAAGGCGTTTCCCAAGCAAGACCATGAAGCGCATATACAGACGCACGCTGAATTCATGTTCACGAGAATGGTTCAGATTAATCCGCAGGTGTATTCCATGTTGCAGGCGCATATTTGTGAACACATCAGCATGATGGCAGCGGATCAAGTTCAGCAGGAATTCAAGCCTCAAATGGAACAGATGCAACAGGCACAACAGCAGGCACAGCAAAATCCACAAATGGCACAGCAAGTGGAACAACAAATGAATCAACTCATTAACGCACAGGCCGCCAAGCAGGCTCAAATAGAGGCTAAGATGACAGCATCATTGGCGCAGGATGAAGAAGCTCGAATGAAACGAGAAGCCGAAGATCCGTTGATCAAGCTTAAACAGCAAGAGATTGACCTGAAAGCCATGGAGACACAGGCTAAGCTTCAAAAAGACATGCTCGTGGATTCTGAAAAGCTTGACATTGAAAGAGACAAGCTGGAGGCGGATACAAGTATTAACTTGATGAAAGCCGCCGCAGATGTTAGTAAGGAAGATTCCGATGAAGCGATGACTCTGTTCAAGGAGAACATGATCAATTCAAGGGATGCAATGAAGCAAAGATCTGCTGAACGGATTGCGAGGGAAAATGCGAAAAAAACAAATGGAACTGCTAAAAAGTAAAGTTGATAAAATCGCCAGTGCCATGAAAAAATTTGAAGAGGTGGCTCAAAGTGAAATTAACAACAGTGAAGAATACTTGCAAGTATGTGGCGCCTTATTGGCAGTAACCAGGAACATGTACGTGGAAGCGTTAGGCCCTGTGGGAGCATCTCGAATGTTCCAGGAAGTTGCCAACACTTTCATGATTCAGGAGGAATTGCTTGATCAGTTTTATCCTGAAGAAAAACCAACGATACACTGATGCCGTTCAGGTCTGAAAAGCAAAGAAAATGGATGTGGGCCAACAAGCCCGTAATGGCCGAGAAATGGACGAAGGAACACGGCAGCAAGCCTGTCAAGAAAAAAAGAGGTGGACTGTTTCACTCAAAGGGATATGATACCGCCCCTTGGGTCAATGAATACGGATATCCCACTGGGGGAATTACACTTAAAAAAGGAGGAGCATAATGCCGAAAGTAGGTAAAGATAACTTTCCATACACGTCAGCTGGGGTTCAGAAGGCGCAGAAGCACGCTAAGGCGACAGGACAGAAAGTTGACATGAGCGGATACAAGAAGGGTGGAAAAGTTAAGAGAAAGAAAGGTGGTGCAGTGAAAAAGAAATATCACCACGGTGGCCGTGTAATGGGTGGCCAGAAAAAACCCAAAAAATGTTAACAAGGAGGTAGATATGAATTTATTGAAAGATCTTTGGGGACACTTAAAAGAATGGAATGAATGGAAATTGAAGGATTGGATAAAAGCCGGAATTTTAGTCATCATCATTCTTGTAGTCCTTAAAGTAATTATTTTACCAGGTGCATAATGCCTGAAAGACCACAATATCAATTAGATCGCGACAGAGCTCGAAGACACGCTTCGAAACAAGAGCGTGACCTGCAGGCTCAAAAAGCTGCGAGTAGTAGACCTGGGCAAGTATACCATACGATGACGTCATTGGCGGATCGTATGGCTCGCCCAGGTTATCAAAATAATCAAGCAGACATTAATCAATTAAAATCTCTAAGACGTGACTGGAATAGAAACCAGAAGTATGCCCCTCAGGGCATGCAAGTTTCTGGCGCTACAACTCCTATGGGCGCACGCGACGCCTATGTGGGCATGAGCCGTGACTTACGACAAGGAAATAAACCCGCATATAATAAAATGTATCCTCTTACAGGAGGATTCATGGATATTATGGACAAGGGTGGAATATGGGGAGCCATGCTCTCAGGGCTCGCAAAAAAAGGTTTAAAAAAAGCAGACCCGTTATCTCACGTTGCAGGCATTGGAAGCAATGTCTCGGATCTTGGAAAAGGATTCTGGGGCGACCTGAAGCAGATGGGTTCCGATATTTTTGGAGGAATTGGAATTGGCGGTGCAGTTCCACGCGATGAGGCAACAGAAGAAGTTTTAACAAATTATGCTGACCAGACATTTCCTGGGGATGAAGTAATAGATGAATCAGTTGAAGAAGTTTATGAAGGCCCGTGGCCGCATGCAGATATGCCTTACTTAAGTGACGAGGCGGCGGCGATACAAAAAGAATTTAACACTAACCCTTATTTCCAAAATCTTAAGGATCCTAACGTGGTCCTTCCTTTTGAAAAAGAGAGAAGAGGACACCCGCATTTGGAGACGTACACTCCGGACGCAGGCCCAAGATTGGGAACAGCTGACCCACAGGAACCTGAAGATATAACAGTTGCACCTTGGCTGTTGGATCCTAGCCTTCCAATGCCGGAGGAACTTACGGAGGGTGAATATTTACCCGGACAGTTTTATGATGAACTGATCGAGGAGGAAGCTCCACCACCAATCATACCATTTGACGATTCACTTCGTGAATCAGGAATAGCTAGTATGATGAAGTCAGGTTTAAACCTTGCCGGAAGAA